ATGCCCAGCAACTTCCCGAACGAGATCGCCATTGAGCGCACCGCTTGCGAACTCTTCGCATGTGCCAACGGTTCTTCAATGGCTAAAACAAAGGGCGTGTTTAAATCTGATAACCACTTGTGAATCTTGCAGATGTCGATTTCGCGCTTCTTGCTGTGTTGTTGGCAGGGCATCGCGATTCTGTCGATAAGACCTCCGTCGAGCTGGGCGATAGCGCATAACCCTCCGTCTAATCCGTTATCGACGCCAACGATCACTGGGGCGTTTCAGTATGGGCCAGTTCGACAGGAGTGTCAGTGAACCTAAAGGGGTCTTTAGTAGAGTCTGTGGGTGGGGCCTTTTTACCCTCCGCTTCCTCTCTCAGGAGGGCTTTGCAGAGAATGGCGTAGTTTACAATATCATCACACGCATCCTCCACAGATTCATTTACCACCCGCAATTTGCCATCGGCCACGAATGAGCGAATCCTCATTAGCTTATCCTGTACACGGAGCAGGAGTCCGGTTGCGGGGTGCAGGCCCAGCGAGAGGGACGCCTTGAAATTCTCTAGGGCATCAGTGGCTTCGGAACCACCTGTGTAGTCAGAGTTCTTCTGACGCATGATCTCCCTCGCGGCTTCACATGTTTCCTCGTGTATTTCTAGTAGTTGTTCAGTATTCATTTTCTTGGCATGGCTTTGTAGGCAATTAACAGCCCGTCTCCATCGACGGGCACTTCATACGTTAAGCCCTTTTCTAATAACCTGATATAGCTGATTTCTTTCCAAGTTGAAGGGATGACTCTGAAGAACAGGCCCCTAGCGATGAGTTGGCGGTAGACAAATTTATTCTCAAATAGATCCTCTCTACGCAGGACAACGGGGTTTTCTATGATTTGTCGTTGCGAGAACATTGTTAATCATATCAGTGCTTTAGGAAAGCGGGAGCGGTATCACCACTAGCGTTCTGGGCCAAATAGTCAATTAAATTAGCGGCTGACTTCTTGGTAATACGCCACTTACGCGCCAGAATGTGTGTCGCCATTGCGTGGTTGTAACATGCTATCGGTGGGCCGTTGGGGTGCTGGATAACACCTATGTAGGCATCCGCCAGTTCGCCCAGCATGGTAATTGAATAATGGCCTTCGGTGTCTTCGGGACCGTCGAAGCCTATGCTGAACCGATCATTCCAATTCATCCTTCTTGGTCTCCTCCACATCAATAATCGGTTTATCGGATACCCGTTTAGCGCCTTTCTTGTCAGTGGAGTTATTTAAAATCGAAATATCTATCTGCATCCGCCCACCTCCACCACCCGTCTTGGCATTGAGGCCAAGGTTGCGCCGGATCAGTTGATCCAGTTCGGACATCTCCCGTATGGTTCTCGGCCCCCGCACCAGACTCATGCCATCCCGCAGTAACTTGATACCAGCGGCGGCGACATAGTGCTGGTACTTGTCGGCTGGCGAGTTCTGGGATTCCGCTATCTCTGCGAGGACTTTGTCTTCTTCCTTGGAGGCGATCAACTTGGCTTCAGTCGCCGCTTCCTGTGTCATGTCTTCCAGATTTACCTCCAGCTCTTCCTTGAGCTGGTCCTTGTCGGCTTTCACATTCTCCATATTAGGAAGTGTGAAGCCTGCCTTCTTTGGAGGTAAACCCAGTTTACGAAACCAACGCCGTACTGTATTCTGGTGTACACCTAGATGGCGTCCAATAGCCGCATTGGTCATTCCCTTGGTGTTTAGTTCCAACGCCTTTTGGACTATGTCGGTATTGCCTTCGTTCTTGTCTGCCATCTTAAAGCCAGTAGATTAGTATCTAATTCCATCATGCCGCCCGATCCAACCAAACGCAAGCGTGTTATAGAACCACGCATTGACCCTAAAACAAAAAAGATGGATGTGGGGGGCTTGCTGATCCCGCCTACCAGTTTATTAACGGCGCTGCTTTACGGTTTCGCTCATCATCCCAGAACGATAGCGAAGGAATATTACTTCTGGAGAATTTGTGATGAACTCTGGAACCATGATGACCTGCCCGAACCCATGATGATTCGACATCCTTGGGCGGAACAGATGGTTCGTGCCGCGTTGAAGAACAAGTACCTGTCCATTGGTGGGTCTGCTTCGTCTGGTAAATCCCATACGATGGCTGCATGGGGCATCGTTAATTGGTTATCCCAACCACGCGACACCCTTATCCTGATGACTTCAACCACGTTGCGTGAAGCACGTAAACGTATCTGGGGGTCAGTCATATCCCTCCTGTCAGTGATTGATGGTGCGCCAATCAGGGTAAGGGATTCAATTGGTAACGCCTCTTATGTTGACGAGAAAGAGAATCTTATCGAAAGAGCGGGCCTTTCGCTCATCGCTGCTGAGAAATCCAAGACTCGTGAGGCGGTCGGTAAGTTCATTGGTATCAAACAAAAGCGCGTAATTCTTATCGGGGATGAGTTGGCTGAATTGTCAGAGGCAATCCTGAACGCGGGCCTCACCAACCTGTCCAAAAACCCGTTCTTCCAAATGATTGGTATGTCCAACCCCAATAGCCGCTTTGATGCTTTTGGGGTCTGGTCAGAGCCTAAAGACGGATGGGACTCGGTAGATATCCAAGTAGCCGACGAGTGGGATACCAAGTGGGGCGGTAAATATATCCGGCTGGATGGAGAGCGCAGCCCGAACATCCTTTTGGGCGAGACCAAGTATCCTTGGCTCCCGACTGCTGCAAAACTGGAGGAGGACCGCGCCCTGTTGGGGCCGGAATCTCGCGGCTACATGCGGATGATCAGGGCTATCTTTTTTGATAGTGATGAGACGACGGGCATTTATGCCGAATCCGAATTAACCAAGTGCGGAGCGATGGGGAAGGTGGAGTGGGAAGGAAAGCCCACATTGGTCGCTGGTGTTGACCCCGCGTTCACGAACGGAGGCGACCGGACGATCCTCTCCATTGCGGAAGTAGGGTATGCCCAGAACGGCCAATACGTCTGCCAGTTCACGGATGCAATCCATTTGAACGATGATGCTACTAATAAGGCAGTGCCCCGAACTTACCAGATTGTGAATCAAATAGTAGACCACTGTAAGCGTAAGGGGGTCTCCCCTGAGAATGTGGCGGTGGATGCCACTGGCGCGGGGGCACCTTTCTGTGATGTGCTGGCGGGCGAGTGGTCGCCCAGCTTCATGCGTGTGACCTTTGGGGGCAGGGCGTCTGATAAACGTGTTTCCATGAACAGTCAATTGACTGGCGAAGAACTCTACACGAACCGTGTATCTGAATTGTGGTTCGTGGGTAAGGAACTTATGCGGACCCGACAGATATATGGGGTCAATTCGGATTTGGCTCAAGAGATGTGCGCCCGTAATTACGATATGATCAAGACTGGCTCCCTTAAAGTGAAAATTGAATCTAAGCCAGAGTTCAAGGCACGGTTTGGCCGAAGCCCTGACTTGGCTGACGCAGCATTCCTCGCGCTGGACTGCGCTCGTCAACGGCTGGGACTCGTGGCTATTGATCCACCGAAAGATGATCAGGGTAAGGGGTTCAAGAAACGGGTTACAATTGAGTCGCTGGGCAAGGCGCTCCAGAATTCGGACACGAGTTTATTGTCCTAAGCGGGAACGGAATTCAAAAACTACCCCCCAGAAACATATGGTACTAATGATTTTATCATTGGTACCAAGGGTAAATCGGGAGGAGTTTTTCAAATCGGTTCCGCGTTGGGGTCATTAAATGGGATTTTTGAGGGGGCAAATTTCCCATTTATGTAACCTGCGAAATGGCGCGATTTCGCAGATTGCTTGACTTGGGAAATGGTGGACACTTTTGGATAATTATTGTCCCCTATTTCCTAGACCGCGAGCGCATCGCTGCAATTGACAATTATACGCTAAAAAGGTAAATTGTGATTTGTGTCACTTAAAAGGCTCCACCGTATTTGTTTGGGTAAGCAGGGGGCCTGCAAACACCTTAGATAATCATGGCTAACGGAGATCGCACAGGTACAAGAACACTTAGGCCCCGTGGGTCAGGGACAACTACAAGTGTTGGGGATATAGCTTCTTCAGTGGGCCGCTTCTTTAAAGAAGGTTTTGGAACTACCCCCGTCCGCGCCCCCAAGGTTGACTTTAAGTATGAAGATGACGACGAGGAGGAGAAATTTGGAGACCCTAAACCCGGCTTAACGCACTCGGCGGAAACTATACGGGCCAGAGGCCCTGAGAAGACGGGGCCAAAAGGGTCCATGATGAGCCGATTCGCTGCGGAAGAAGGTAGAAAACCTTTAATCCCTAAAGATGAAGACAGAGACCTGACCCCCGGCCCACAGGAAAACCCTTTGTGGAGAGAGACACAGGACAAAATCGCTGACGAAGAGTGGGACAAAGCTATGACAAAGGCGTCGAGGCCGGAAGCAATGACCCCTGTTAGCGAGGCCCCCTACTCCGTCAGGAGAGGCTTAGGTCTGGTTGATGCCCCTGAACCGAAAAAAGAAGTAGACCCCCTTACAGTAACTGGTAGTCCCGAACAGCTCGCTGGTCGCAGACAACTGTTCAAGACCGTTATGGATAGAGCCAGACAGGGGAAACTTACTTTTGAAGATTATCAGGGTATCCAAGGGAAAGACGCCTCTGTTGTAGGTGTAACTCCTAAGCAGTTCGACGATGCTTTTTTTAAGGCGGGGTTGAGGGTCAAGGACGGGGAATTTGAAAGGACGGCCAATAAAGAGGAGGCACCCCTTATGGAGGTTAAACCCCCTGAAGGAGACCCCCGACTAGCGGGCATGGACCCCGGAGGTCTGAGAGAAAAAGATTTTGCCAATGAAGACAGTTACCTCGCTGCTGTAAAGGAACGACAGACTCAAAAACCACTTGGTTCAGGTAGCCCCCTTCGCCAAACGCCCCGCGAGCTAGGTACTTTTTCTGGTGCCATGAACCGTGCAGCCCGCCGCCTGAAAAGAAAAGGTGCGTGGGGCGAAGCCCAGAAGATGTTTGGGCAGGCGGAAGGTCAAAGGCTGAATGAAGGGAGCCGAATCTCAACCCCCGCACGCCGCGAGCAGGAAGAGGCTGAACGGCAACGGCAATCAGAACTCATAGCTCAAACCAGAGAATTGAGCCAGCAGGCGATGGACGAATACAACAAGCGCCGTCAATCCAATATTGGTAGGGCAGGTAGCCCAACATCTAATATTGGTAGGGCGGGTAGCCCAACATCTAATATTGGTAGGGCTACACCCTATCAGGGGCTTGGGCCAAACCCCGCCTCTAATATTGGTGTGGCCAGACCCGGTCAGTGGACCCCCCAACGTAGTCGTTAATCATGGCTCTTAATTTCAATACGGACATCGCCCCTCTTCGCGCGCAGTTTTTTCCTGAGTCTGGTATGCGCGCTTCTGATTTCAGGCGGATGCGGGCCAACTACGCGCAGAACATCGCTCCGCTGGAGGAACGGGTCATAAACATGCAGAACAATGTATTGCAGATGCAGGCCCAAGACCTCGCTTTTAAACGCGCGCAGATAGGGTGGGAGAAAGAAAAAATGGATCTGGATCTTAGAAAGCAATACAACGACCCTGATGCCCTGAACCGGATTGGTGAGATGCTGGAGACAGACAAATCCCCTCTGGAACAGCGTGAAGATATTCTGGCATTTGGCAGGGAAAACCCCCAACTGCTCCAGCATAACCCTGCTTTTGCTACCGCTTATAGAACAGGACTTCAACAGACTGAAACTAGAGCCAAGATAAAGGATAAAGAAGAAGCACCCAAAAAAGCTGCCCGTGCATCGACGGCTAATATGCTTATACAGTCGAAGACACCCGAAGGAGTTGATGCCGGAACCCGATTGTACGCGGGTGAATTAACGTTAGATGAGGGCAATATGATTTTGAAAGAAATCCAAGCACAAGACCTTCGTCTAGCTAAGAGCCAAAAAGAAGTAAAGGAGGGGAAAGATAGACTCGCCCGCACATTTGCTCGCCTTAACCGCCCCCAAGAAGTCGATGTTAAAGACACGGCTGAGTATCAAGAAGCTGATGCCACAGAGAGACAATCTCTGGATGCAGCGTTTGCAAAAAGAGGAGGTAAAAAATATAAGAACGAATATAGGGTGCAGCTTGCTACAGATTTGATGTACTACACTGATGGGCACCTTGATGGTAGAAAAATTACTCTAGAAGAAGCCTTAAATCTCCCTGATCTAGAACTGTATAAGT